ACAGCATTTGCAAAGCTACCAGCAAAATCATTAGCCATAGCTACACCAAATCCCTGAGCTGCTTCTTTTAAAGCATCAGTTTTTTCTTTTAAAGCTACTAATGCTGCTCCGTATGTTGTATCTATAACCTCAGCCTCCTCCTCCATCTGATCAACATCAATAACATCAACGTGTATTTGAGGCGAGCCACTTTCTACTTTAGGATCGGCTACTTCGCCACCTACACCCAATCCACTACCTAAACCAAATAGAGCTTTTTTTGCCTTTGTTGCTCCGTTACTTATTGCATCACTAAAAGAGCCAAATTCATTTTTATATTTCTTAGTATCATCTTTCAATGATTCTAATCCAGCACTCATGGCTAAAAATGGATTATTAACAGGTGTTTGCTTGAAAAATATTAACATTTTATTATAGCCTCCCATAATATCAGCTGCAAATTCAACAAACCATTGAAGCATAGAAATTAAAGCATTTTTCCACCAGCTAACATCTGTAAACCTTTCTTTAAATGCTTCTAGGTTATCAATTACATATACAAAAGCAGCTGCTAAAGCAGCTAGACCAGCTATTACAGCGCCTAAAGGAGATAAAAAAAACCCTACCACACCAACCAAAGCACCAAATAAAGTAACCATTGGGCCAATAGCTGCAAGCACACCTCCAAGCGTTATAATAGCTATTTTCAATCCACTATCTAAATTATTCCATGCAGTAATACCTTTATCAATCCATGCTACTAATTGATTTAATACAGGTATAAGCATCTCTCCTATCTTTTCCATTAAATCGCCAAACCTATTACTAAGCTGTTTTAATGGCCCAGCTCCAGCTTTGGCTGCTGCGTTAGCTTGCCCTTTAAATTGGCCTGTTAAAGCCTCTGCTGCGCTTTCTAATCTTTCAGAACTACCTACTGCGCCCTCAATTTGTATACCGTATCTACTAAGAGCATTTGTACTACTTCCAACAGACTTAGCTACTAAATCGGCGGCAGCTGTTAAATTCATTCCTTTGGCTGTTGCCATGTCTTGAATTAAAGGAGTAAGCCTTTTAATAGCTTCTTCCTCTAAGCCCATAGATGCCAGCATAGATTGAGCTGCCATTGTTTCCTCATCGCCAAATAAAGTAACTTTTTGAAGCTCTCTAGCTTGCGCTGTTAATGATTCAAATGCTTTTTTATTTCCCCTTAAAGCTGTGTTTAATTTAGCTTCTGCTTTGGCTTGTGTATCAAATGCTTTAACTGAGGCTGCTGCAAATGCAACAAGTGGAGCCGTAAGGCTCATGGTTAAGGCCTTACCTGTTTTCTTTAATGAGGCTGCTGTTTTTTTAAAGCCTTTGGAGGCTAATTTCATTTTAGACTGAAAGTCTTTTATATTAGCGCCTAGCTTTATATTTACATTCTTAGCCATCTTTGTTTAATTTTTTACTTCTTTGCTGTAAATATTCCAGCCTTTCTTTTGTCATCTTTGGCGCTTCGTTGGTCTTTTTATCCCATTCAAAAGGCCAAAGTTTCTCGGGCCTTATTCCTTTACCTTTTTTGGTGTGAGGTGTTAATAAAGTACTAGCTAACAGCCTAAACCTTTCCCACTCATTCCTATCTCTTTGCTTTTCTAACTTTTCAAATCCTGTTAGCTTGTTTTCAAATTCTCTAGGTGTAAAATCATCTAATTGATTTGGTGTTAAATTAAGCCATCCAAAAGCAACAGCCTCTAAGTTGTCAAAAGTAGAGGCGGCTTGCCTTTGTTCTATTTTACCTTTTTTTTTCCTTTGCTCTTTTTAGGCTTCGCTAGGCTGTCCTGAAATACTTTAAGCACCTTAGTCATCGCCTCATCATCCTCATCCATTAAATCAGCTACATCATCAATAGATAAAACAAATTCTTTTTTCATTACTCTAGCGCCATCTTTTAAGCCAGCCCATACTAAAGCTAATGCTTGTGTAATGCTCATGTTGTCGCCTAAGTTTCCTAAATCGCCTAAAGTTGTTCCTGTGGCATCGCTAAAAGCTCTAAGAGCTGCAAAGCCATATTTCACAGGGTAATCTTGACCAGCTATAAATACAGGTGTTGCTTTCATTTTATATATTTATTTGTCCTAATGCATTTGTTCCAGCTAAAAAAATTTGATAAACTGCTTGTCCCTCTGTATCTCCTTTTAAATTTAGTGATACGACTTGACAGGAGCCTAAATAATATTTATTATTATCAACTGAATTACCTCCATTAATTTTAAACTGAACTCCAACCTTTGTATTATTGTCTAACATACCAAAAGCATCTATAAAATAGTTTGATAATGGATCACTTTCATTTTGGTATAAAACATCACAGCTGATGGTCCAATTCCTAGCGCCTAAAATCATCTCTGACCAGCCCTCACTACTTTTATTTGTTTGGTTAATGCTTTCTGCGTTAACTTCTAAATCAAAATTAGTTGCATATGCTACGTCTCTATATCCTAAAGGATATTTGAATAATTTAAGTACTAAATCAGTACCATTAACAAGGCCTAAAGCCATTTATTAAGCTGCTGCTGTTTCTGTTAATGCTCCTGAGCCTGTTAAAGAAATAGACCAAGTTGCCTGATCCTCAGTACCACCATTCACGCTTAAAGATGTAACAAAAGCCTCTCCAGCATAATACTTATTTGCATCAGAGCCAGCTGCTCCTGTAATAGTTAGCTCAACGTGTACGTGTGTTCTTTGATTTGTACCTCCTAGATGATCCCAAAAATCAACAAAAGCATACTCGCCTGACTTTGCCTCATTTTGATAAAGTGCATCAGCTGAAACACTCCAAGAGCGTAAACCTCCTATAATTTGTTTCCAGCCTGAGCTGCTTTTATTTGTTTGATCTATCTCATCCATAGAAACCTCTAGTGAGCATGATGTTGCATAAGCAACAATTACCTCGTTTGAATCAGTATCTCCTATCTTTAAAAGTAGATCTGTCCCATTTACTAAACCTGTAGCCATTTTTTATTTATTTATTTTTGTTTGCAATTTACGTTTTTTTTTTGTTTATAGCAATATACGAGCTTGAAAGCTAAGCCTTTTGCTGTAATATCTTCGAGCCTTATTATAATCTTCTGTGGCGCTTGATAATGTCAATCCATTTAACTTAACGCTGTTGTATGTACCATTGGCAGCCTCTTGTAATGCTTTAGCCACAGCATCAGCTAAAACAATACCTGTTGAGTAGTCTCTACTAACACACTCACAAGTAAAATCCACTATATAAATAGGAGCTGTAATTAATGCACCTGAATACTTTACATTAATAGGATTAACAGCATCTATTTCATAAGTAACACATACATCAGAAATAGCTTGCTCTTTTAATGGAGCTGGCTGTATTTTTGCTGCGCTCATTCCTGATACTGATGTTGTAGTACTATCAGTTGATAAAATGTTATATATAACTTTTCCTATTTTTAAGCCCTCTGTTGCGCTCATTACTTTAGCTTTTTAAGTTTCTTATCTAACAACAATAAAATTTCTTTTCTTAATTTAGATTGTGTTTGTGTTTTATTTTTATTGTAAGCCTTTTCTATATTCTTTTGAGCTTCATATTCCACATCATAAACCTGATCTCCTACCTCTACAAGATGAGCATGAAAACCTTTATTGCTTCCATAATATCTAGGACCAATTAATATAAATGGTACACCTTTTTTACTTCTTATACCTTTTATTATTCCAATAGATTTAGATAAATTTTTAGTAACATTATTAATATTACTTCTTATATCATTTATAATAGGCTTCGCTAGTTTTTTAAGACCTTGCTTAATTACGCTATCTTTTAAAGCGCTTTGGCCTAAGTCTTTTAGAACTTTATCAAGCTCTTTATCTCCTGTTATTGTGGTTAATGGTGTTATCATTAATCTGCTGCTGTATGTCCTTTAATAACTATATATTGCTCATTTGCATGGCCCTTAAATAAAGCCTCTGATATAAAAAATTTATCTGAACCATACACAATAACATCAATGCGATCTATTAGCTCTGTGAGGCTGTCTTTTCTAAAAGTAAATTCTGCATTTTTTTGTAAAGCAATAACATTAGCCTCTACTTTTTCTGATCCAGCTAGCCATTTTATTTTGGCATATCTAT